AATTTATCATAATACATATCAAAGAGTTTAGTCTTTGTACCTCTACTTAAATCTAAAAGAGTCTTATCATCAACAGTGTACTTAATAATCCAAGCATCATTAGGTGCTTGAGTTGTATAAACATCTGCAAGAGTACCATTAGAAACTAAAATCTCACAGGCATACTTTGTTTTAGAAGTTTCTTTCTCTTCCTTAGTCCAAGGTTCAAACTTAGCCTCTGGTTTAGGATCTAATTTTTTTTCTTCTTTTGTTGCTACTTCTTCGGTCATGATCTATTCGTATTCCAAACAATCTGAGGGAATGCTTCTGCTACAACATCTTTTGTAATTTTATACTTATCAGATAACTTTTTATCTTTAACTAAAATAAGAATCTCTGCTTCAAGTGGATGTAAACCTTCAAGGATGTTAATAAACATAGTTTCTCTACGCATACTACTCAACCCATCATTACCACCCTTAACAAAATTATAAAAAGATTTAAACTCCTTACGAATTGTAGTTCTACCCTGATCCTGTGATCCAAGAGAAGTACTTCCCATTTCTCCCATTTTATTAACAGCATCTCCTATCTTTTCAGACAAAGTACCTGTCATCTTATTATCTTCGTTATTATTACCATAAGGAACCTCACCTTGGGGTAATGCAGAAATTACACCTTCATCAAAGTTCCAAATAAGAATTGCCCTTAATGATGGATCATTATATTTTTGAAGAACTTCTACCTTCTTTGCTTTACTTCTCTGTTTAGATACAGCATCAAAGACTTCATATGCAAAAGGATTTACTGGTAAATCAGGAATCTTTTGAGCAATTACCTTTGGTTTTGCCTTTGCAGTAGGTTTTTTAGTCTTCGCTGTCGTCTTCTTCGTTGTTGTCATAATTTTCAAATCTGAATGCTACAATGTCATCGGGAACTAAATTACCATTACCATCAAACATCTCTGGATGTATTCTAGGTATCTCTTGATAATTCATCATATACTCTCTGGCAACCCAACCACCAATGGCTCCCACTATTAGGAACAATAATGTTAGAAAAGATCCAAATACTAAACTTATTGCTAACATGTCTCGTCCTCCTATTTTAAGTGTGGTAATATGTAATGGTTTGGTTTTCTTTTTACCTCCAGTTAAGATGAGTTCAAACCCACGATTAATATCATAATCTGGTTTATTTATATCGTCCTTAGACGATTTTGTTTTCTTTGAAGAATTGAACAGTTTCAGTACATCCCCCAATCTTTTTCCTCTCCCCTGAGTCATCACAAACTACTTGAGGAAAGGTTGATCCCTGACCAAACTCAGCATAGAAATCTTCTCTACTAAAGTTATCCTCTAGATTATACACTACATGATTCTGTTTTGTCAATGTCATTACTTCTTTTATCTTTTCACAATATGGACAACCATCCTTACTATAGACTGTGAAGTTCATTTCCGAATTATTTTTAAAAAATTATTTAGATGATTAGTATACCATAAATGTGTTATAATTAGTAGTAGTAACACAATGTTAACAATTGATTATATTAACAGGATCAAAAGGATTTATTGGTCAGAACTTTCTTAAGTATCTGATAGAACATTCTGATGAAGAGATCATTACAGTTGATGAAAGTGACTGTTGGGATTGGATAGCATACTTTGAAGATTGGGATAAAGTATCCCTTATACTACACCAAGGAGCGATCTCAGACACGACAGAAAGAGATATAGATAAACTCCATAGAACTAATGTTTGGTTCACTATAGAACTGTTTGAGAGGGCAATAGAGCATCAAATAGATGTTAAGTTTGCCTCTTCCGCATCAGTATACGGTAATACAAGAAAAAGTTTATTTGCAACTACTCCTAATAAGATATCTCCGTTAAATTATTATGCCATTACTAAACTACAGATAGATTATTACATACAAGATAACCTAGATAAGTTCTCATCCATACAAAGTTTCAGATACTTTAATGTGTATGGAGAAGGAGAAGATAAAAAAGGAGATCAAGCAAGTCCAGTACATAAGTTTACCAAACAAATAAAAGAAACAGGTAAACTAAAACTGTTTGAAGGTTCAGGTAAGTATCTAAGGGATTTTATTTGGGTTGGAGATATAGTAGAAGTCGTTCTTAATAATGATAAACCATCTGGGATCTATGATCTAGGAACCAGTAGTCCAGTTAGTTTCAAGGGTGTTGGTGAATTAATAGCAGCAAAATATAATGGAGAAATAGAATACATTCCATTCCCAGAACACCTAAAAGGAAAGTATCAATACCTAACTATCGCAGAGAAGGTATGGGACTATCAATTCGTAAACGTAGCACAGTATCTTAATCTCCTCTGAATATCCTATGTGAATCCTCATCAAAATGTTGCGTAGAAAACTCAAATAGTTCTGAATCTACAAGAGCAACCATTTGATGTCTCATCTTTCTTGGAATATGGAACTTGTCTCCAGGTTCCAAGATTTTACTTTGGGAAAGTCCTATATCACTATCGAAACCATAATATAAATGTATCTTACCAGACTGTAAATAAAAAGTTTCATCCTTTAAGAGATGATAATGCCAAGAACACCTCTTACCTTTACTAAAAAATAAAAGTTTACCACAATATTCTGAGGTGTTACATATCCACTTCTCATAACCCCACCCTTTAGGAACAAATTTTATTTCTAAACTGGACATATTATACGAAAAACTTAGAACTTAAATTTCTTTTTTTAAACTCTTCATTCTGAAGTTGTATTTTCCTAAGTGCATTATTTCTATGATCAATATCTAAATCATAATAAAAATATTGTCTACCACTTCTAGGTATATCAGTTAACCATTCTCCATGATTTCCAACAACTCCACTAGGAGAAGGTGTTATAATATTATCAAAAATAGATTCATCACCATCCCAATTCCAAGGAACACAACTCTCTACTGTTAGTAAAGTAGTTGATAGTAAATATGCAGTATGTCTTAAATTAATATTATGCCAATCAAAAAATGTTTGGAATGAATAACTTGAATCAGAAATATTTTTATCAAATTTAAATCCATTAGTAGAATGTAAAACAAGATCTATACTTTTAACATCTAATAACATTTTTAATAATGATTTTGAAGGTCTAGTATCATCTGAACCCCCTAAAATTTCACTACCCCACATATCATTACATATCATACCAACAGCAACAAAGTCATCACCGTCAGGTTTTGTAATATTTGGCAAACTAAAACAATTAGCAGGTCTAGATCCAAAAACTGAAGGTACAAAGCATTGATCTGTTTGTACTAAGTAAGTTTTATTAGTTTGTCCATATAAAATACCATCTTTACCATAATGCCTAATCTGATTGCGATTAAAAGTACCTATCTCTTCAATATTTTGAATTGCTGTACCTAAATGCAATCCAATTCCTAATTTTTTCTGATAATCCTCAATCTCTTTCAACGCAAGTTGTAATTTATCAGGAGTTTCTAAAAAATATTTTCCATATCCAGACAAAGCACATTCGGGAGTTAATAATTCATCAACCTCATTTTCTTTAGCCCAGTCAAGTGCTTTGAATATTTCCTTCTTATTATATTCAATATTTTCGTCCCAAACAGGTATTTGAGCACCTGCTATTCTAATTTTTTTCATATCTTATCTCCAAAGTAATCATTACAATTCATTCCTTTGTCATCTATGAATAAATCTGCATGAGGTTTACCCATAATCAATTCATTATACTTACATCCCCACTCATCCAGTTGATCCTTTGTAAGATCAAATAAAACTCCTTCTGCTTTTACAGATGCAATAGAATGAGGTTGATCTGAAAATCTACCCATTGCTCGTGCAGTGAAGTAGATAATATAATTACCCTCATCGTAAAGTTTATTTATTACCTTGATCCTATCTTGCCAAGGTTCTGCTTTATGGTAATCCCTACCCACAGTTGGTGTACAAATCGTACCATCAATATCAATGCAGTATCTTTTTGACATCTTCTTCAGTTAAAATGTAAGTTCCTAATTGTTGAACAGCAATTGCTGCTGCTCTATTACCCAACATAAGAGATTCATCTATGTTGTTAGTAGTTATATACCCATAGACTAATGCCGAAAGAAAAGTATCTCCAGCACCAACTACATCATATACATTTACTTTCTCTGCTGGATATAAAGTTTGTTTGTAAATACATCCTTCAGATCCTTTTGTTACTATTAGATTGTCTATATTATAGTCATCTAACTTCTCATATTCTACATCATTTATCTTGACAAAGCAATTAGGGTTGTTAGGAAGTATAGATTTCTTACTATCAATAAACACTGGACAAGTTGCACTCTCTACAATTTCAAATATCTTTTCAGTAGTTAAATATCCCTTATCATAATCGGAAATAACAACAGCATCAAAACTATTTGTTGCCACAGGAACTAAAAGTGGTTTAACTTTTGCTTCATTATCAACTCTAAGAATATGTTGATTAGATCTCTCATCAACAAATCTAGTCTTAACTATCTTCTCAGTATTAGTTAAGAATGTAATATCAATATCAAATGCCTGTAGATTTAAACAAACATTGGCCGCCATACCAGGTTTAGTTTGCATCTTAGCATAGTCTAAAATAGGAACAGGTGCTTCTGGACTTAACCTAGTACATCTACCATAGATGTATTCATCCTCACAACTATCACCCAGTAACAGAACTTTCATTAATCTTTTTGATGATATTACTGCTGGCATATCCACCAACTCTTGGAAGATGTCTTACTTCCATAGCGTGTTCCCATCCAACTACATCACCATCCCTCCAATCATCACCAAGTAATAATATATCAGGTTGGTATAGTTCAATTAGATCTTCTAACTCTTGTCTACTACCAAAGGTATGGACAACATCAATATACTTGATTGCCTCAAG